CTTGCATACATGTAATGCAGGATCGTGTGGTTCAGATCGTTCTGGACCCTTCGGAGCTTCTCCATGTCGGACATGAAATATCGTCCGGAGATCTCGTCATAGCACAGGACGTCTCCGTTGCCAGAGATAATGACCTGGCCCGAGGGCGTGTGCTTGTCGATCCGGTCCTGGGCGATCTCGGCTCGTACTGCTTCCTCCTTGCGCTCCCCGAGCTTCTCGATCACCTTGTCCTTGTACTCGGCGAAGGCTTTCTCGGAGAGGGAATATGCCGCGGCCAGAGCTGCAGCACGCCTCGTCCCGATGCGGTTGGCAAGGATAATAGCCGTAACTGTGATTGCGCCAGTGGTTACGGCCGGGATATAGAGCTTCCAGGTGAGCTTGGCCTTCTCCTTCAGAGGCAGGTCCGCATCTTCCTTTGCAAGGATATCAGCGGCTTTGAAAGAAGCACGCCCGGTGAAGAGCGCGGTGGCGATCGTCCCGGCAGCGCCGAGTCCTGTCAGGATTAGGGGTGAGTTATCGATGAGGAGTTTCTCGGCACGTTTGGCCAGGACAGCGATCATAGTGTTCCTTTCTAGGGGAGAAGAAAATATGAGAAGCAGGGGCTCACCGCCCATTGAAAACGGTGATTATACTTGATTACGCCAGATAGGTAGCCATCAGGGCTACACATTCATGTCTTATCTCTTCTCATAATAGGGCATGTGTTTTCTGCGAGGGCAGAAACCAATAACCCTTGTGGGGTTAGAGGTTTGGGTTGATAATCAGATGGTCTGGAAATAGTGGGCGTGCTTGTCAAGGGTGACTGAGTAGTTGAAGCTTCCGTCTTCCTTTGTTGCACAAACAGTCGCTTCGGTTTTGTTGATCTTGATTTGATCAACAACGTACACGGTGTTGTTAACTTGGTAGCGGATTCCAACGTACAGCTCTTCGGCAGTGCGCATGATAAATTCCTTTCAATAGGGTCTCATTATAGGGCATGTGTTTTCTGCGAGGCTGAAACACTATACCCTTTGCAGGATATAGTGGGTTGAGGGATAGATCAGACGTGATTGACAATCAGCTGTGAGATCGTGGATGCAGCGAAGCCGACAACGATCAGGAATCCGACAGCCTTGACCGTGTAGACGATGAGTTCTTTAACTTCGTCGTTCACGGGCTTGGTGATGGTCTCCTGATCGGTCGTCTTCTCGATGATCTCGATCTTGAAAGCCTTGTTCTCAAACATGGTGTTCCTTTCTATAGGGTCTCATTATAGGGCATGTCTGTTTCGCGAGGAGAAACCAATAACCCTTGTGGGGTTAGAGGTTTTGATGCTATTCGTAAACGCGAGCAAATAACTGGATGTCATGTCGAGCGTAAGCTTCCCACCGGATACAGCTTCTACAAGTTACAAGGTCGATGTCATTTGTGACAAGTCTGTTTTGTTTCTTATAGACGCCGCATACCGGTGTTTGGATATCGCTCGAATAATGCAGTTTCTTCATCGAGTTCCTTTCAATAGGGTCTCATTATAGGGCGTGCTTAGTCCGCGAGGGCAGAACACTATACCCTTTGCAGGATATAGTGGGTTGAGGGATGGGAAGGGTGCGTGTTATGTCAGGCGTTCAGCTCTGAATAACCAACGCGCTTGCGTAAATCAATCACGGGGAATGCTCCGAAGTTTACTGGAACATACAGATAGATGGCGTTCTCAGCGTGTCCGCTTTCGCGGAGGCTGAAATATTCTTCGATCAGTAGGTTCTTCATAAAATCAGATAGCATAACCACGTTAGTGATAAGGTTGATGGCGTTGACGTCATTCAAAGGATGTTGTCCTTGAGGTGTCTTCACGGCGTTCCTTTCAATAGGGTCTCATTATAGGGCGTGTCTGTTTCGCGAGGAGAAACCAATAACCCTTGTGGGGTTAGAGGTTTGGGGTGAGGGTATTTCAGTTGGTCGGCAACCAGATATCGATTTCCGTGCCCTTGGCCAACGAGCGGCTGATCAGCGGGTTGAAGATTGGCTCGACTGGGGACACGCGCAGCGTGACGGCGCCTCCCTCACGGGAGATGCTGTCAAGGCAGTACAGGTCCTCATTCAATTCAATCAACATGCCGGCTGCCAGGTGCTTGGCGGTCGTGGTCACGAATTTGGTGTATTCGGTCATGGGATTTTCCTTTCAATAGGGTCTCATTATAGGGCATGTTTTCTCTGCGAGAACGACTTTGCAGGAAATCTCCCCCCGGGGAATTTTTGGTTCTCAAAAAGCAATTTTTGTAGCAGAAGAAGAAAATAGAAGGTATGCTCAGGGGTTCAGCATACCTTCTATTTCTTCAACCTCTTGGGCAGGTCCTAGCTATCGCAGCTTCCCCACAAAAGCAAGGGCCTTCGACGTGAGGACGTTAGTCTTCTCGAAATGGACGATGATGAGGATTCCGACGATGTTGCCGACGACGGTAAGCACGGTCTCTTTGCTCACTCGTTCGGGCTTTTGGGCGTCCCGGATCGAATATAGCTTTTTCAACTGCTTGGCCATCGTTGCGAACTCGTCTGAATCCGACATGGCACCAACCATTTCAGATTGGACCATCGAGATCAGGTCGTCGAGCCCGTCCTTCTGAGGGTCCGGCTTGTTGAATTGCATGGGTCTCCTTTCATAGAGGTCTCACTATAGCCCATGCTTGTTCTGCGATTTTGCAAGCGGGAAGACCGTGATCCAGAAATGGACTTCATCCTTCTTCATGATCTCCTGCGGACTCTCATAGAGGTCCATACAGAATATAAGCCCCTCGTCCTCACGCTCTGTGATCTCGATGTTCCCGGAGTAGTGCTTCTTCTTCAAGAAGATATAGTACGTCGACAGGAGCACCTGGAGATAGAGCAACAACGCCATTGTCTCGAACGTGTATGCGAACTCGAGATCTGTGTATTTCTCCAAGAGCACCTGTGAAACCATCACCACAGGGAATCCGAAGTACACAAAAATATTGAAGTACTTGCCGAAATCGATCTTCATTCGCATCCTTCAGAGGTTCCAGATAGAGGACAGTCCCGGATACCCGCGATCGCCATCCGTGTCGAATGTCCTGATATATTCTGATACGAGCATCGAATCCTCGAACCCGAACTGGGCCATAAGAGTGACAACATCACCAAGAGAGTAGTCCTTCCTATAGATGTACGGCGATACCGGAGAGATAGCGCCATCGAACATGCGGACAATATTGTGCTTCTGCAGCTCTGCTCGACCTTTCTGAATATAAGGGTCCTGCCATGTGGCAGCGTAGGTGGACCGGAATGCGGGAGAGACAGTGCCACCATCAAGATATAGCACCTTCCTATTACGCCCGGAAATCGTTGTATCAGGTGGCGGAGTCGTGTCCGGCCATACCTCTACCGGGCCTTGCGAGGTTGCCACAACAGCCATGCTCTTGTGCTCCTTGTGCGAGTACAGGTAGGACGCGGAGTCTATGTGGCCAGACTCGTAGTGGAATATGACTGGCGGTCTTGCTGTCTGGAAGTAGGTCTTGTCGAGCCCGTTGTAAATATCCATTCGGAGTTTGGTGATGTTCGATGTCTGGGTACGCGTGACCGTCCCTCGAGTCGCTGTCCTTGTTGTGTCGAACGTTAGAACAGCTCCGGACGACCCGGAAGGCCTGATGCATCGCAATCCGAAGACACTCTCGAACAGCCGATCCCTCAGGAATGCCCCAACCTCGCCCTGCTCCAACCACCATACCTTGGCCGTATCAGAGGCAACAGCGCTGTCGGTTACAACAACATTCGGAACCGCGGTGTACTGGCTCAGAACCCCGGTAGTCTTAGTGGGGTCCTCTCCTGTTGCGTTCACCATGTGGTTCCAAAGGAGAAGGCCTGCGAACTCAGAGGCCTTGTAGGACATGAGGGTCTGCCAAGGCTCGTTGTACACCGTGGCTGTCATAACCCGGTCCTCCGGGAACATCGCGAACGACCGACCCGCAAGTTTCAGCTCCTGGTGTCCCTCTTCGTTGGTCTCGATGGACCTGGTCTCCACCACCATAACCTCGGGGCTGTCCATCAGACTGATCAGGCTACCGACAGGCAGGATATTCTGGATGACCTCCACCATCGACGTGGTCATCTCGAACTCGCCCGATCCGGTGTAGCGCTCTGTCCAGATCATGGAGCTATACCCCTCGACCAAGGCATCAGGGAGGAAAGTTGCCGGGTCAAGCCGCAGAACGTCCATCAGATCCCCCAGTACTGAGGTAGGTACGACACATTCCCCCAGTTGAAGTTCTGGCTACTGGTGGCGAATATGTTGTCTCCGCCATGGAGCATGTACCAGGTCGAGTCATAGGTTACTTTGTGGATGAAGTTGGTCTTAGTCGAGGTGCCGTTCGCAACAAGCCAGGCTCCTCTCGACCCGGGCTGGGTGTTGAATATGAGCTTGTCACCACTAGCAAAAGCGTGGGCGAATCCCATTCCAACCCCGTTCGCATCCACAAGTGCCCAGTTGGTTGTCGCCGCGGTGAATATGACCTCCATCTCAAAACCTGCTGGGGCATTCCCGACATTGGAGATAACGGGCGAGGCCTCTGAGCCAGGATTGACATATAGCAGTGTCGGAGACAGGAGGTACTGCTGCATGCAAGCCAGTACCAGCTGGACCTCAGGCGTAGGGCTGAACGGTGCGATCTCAAGCTTCTTCACGTACCCGGTGGTGTAGACGAGTTGGGTATCCCCATCCATAATATCGACCTGTACGATGTCCGAGACTCCTGGCGTGAGCATGCCGTAAAGGGACGCCCGAAGATCTGCCACCGTCTGGGATGCCCTGTAGTTCGGGTTCAAGCCGATCCGGAGTACGATCTCCCGGGGTTGAGGTCGACGTCCCTGGTAGAACCCTCCAGCGTTCAGAGTGTTCGCGATAGAGACGTCGACCTCGGGAGGCCCGAGCCCATCCGCAGCTTTCAGGATATAGATGTCGGTTGGAAGTGCGTTGACGATGGGAAGATCCACGGTCGAAAGACCGTTGAGCCTGATCTTTGTGAATTTCATTATACCTTCAACGCCTCCTTTGCAAGGGATAGCTGGTTCTTGGTCTGCCTGTAGATCTCTACGGTGGATAGAGATTTCGGAGAATAGTTGTTCTGCTCGAACTGGACGACCGGGGCCGACCGTGTTGTGTCCTCTTTGGCATAGGCTACTTTCTTAGCGGCCTCGGCATCTGAGATCTCAACAGCTTGTCCATAAGAGACTGTTGCTCCGAGCATGTCCTGAAGCCTGGTGGCATCCCGCGATAGGTTGCTCAGGTCCAGCACAGGAGTAATAACCGGGTTGGTGTTGATGTCCCGGTCCATCTCCTCGGCAATCTTGGCCATGGTGGACTTCATGCCATCCAGAGCCGACTTGCCCATGTCCTCGGTCGAGTTCTCAACAGCGCTGGAATATGAGTTGACCCCCATGACGAAGCCTTCTCCTACTCCGGCTCCGATCTTGATGAACTCCTTCGATGGGGAGTTGATGCCGAGGAAATTCTTTGCGGCATCCAGAGCAGATTTTGCTACATCTTTGGCAGCTCTTGCGACCTCGCTGATACCTCCTGTGAGACCGCTGACCATACCGCGGATAATAGCTACAGCAAGCCGGCCACCCGCTCGTCCGAGTTCCTCGCTATTTGCGTCGATGGCTGCGGTTAGACCATCGATGAATGCAATGATCGTCTGGTATCCCTCGTCAGCGACTCTTGGAGCATTCTCTGCTAGGGTCTGCAGGAACTCGACGATGATGTCCGTTGCTACGGTGTAGACCCTGTCCAGATTATCCCGGATCGCTTCGAGCAGACCCACAAGGATATCGAGCCCGGCTTGCGCAATCTCAGGTATCGCGTTGCGCAGAACTGTGAGCCACGTGAACATAAGGACAAGAACTGCCGCACCGATCTCGGGCGCCTTGTCGATGATCGACTGCATCAACATGTCGATGAAACTGTTGACTGTTTCGAAGATCTCGGGCATCGTGTTGTTGACAGCCTCGAGCATCGATAATATGAGTGTGGTCATCGCTTCTGCGAATGCGGAACCGCTTTCGGCAATTGTCTCAGCGAACCGGACCAATCCTTGCGCAATCGCCTCGAAGACGTCTGCGATCTTGGATATGAATGTGTCCAGGATAGTTCCAAGAACAAGTATTGCCCCACTGCCAAGAGCCATTAGCGCCGTAAGGGCAGTAACCACCAGGAATATGGCAAGACCAGCCATACCGAGACCTAGCCCAAGGAGGAACACTGCGGCGCCAAGAGCCAAGATCACAGGGACCAGTGGTGCCAGGATATAACCGGCAAGTCCGAGTACCACGAAGACGCCGGCGAGGGCGACAAGACCTCTCAAGATCTCGTCCCACGCCATCCCGCCAAGAATTTTGAGGACCGGAGCTAGAATTGCTAGCGCTGCTGCGGCTACAAGAAGGGCTGCAGCTCCTGGGAGGGCTCCGGACATCAGATATAGACCACCAGCGAGGAGCAGGAGAGACCCTGCTAGCATGGTGAGTCCCTTTGCGATCTGGTCCCACGACATTCCTCCGAACGCCTGGAGGGCCTTGGCGATGATCTGGAGAGCGACACCGACAAGGGCCAGACTGATAGCCGTCACAATCATGTTCGGAGGCATAAGGTACATCGCTCCGGCAAGGATAAGAAGCGACCCCGCCATACCAGCAAGCCCGCGTCCGATCCCTCCCCAATCAAGGGCGGCGAAGTCAGCCAGTGCGCTTGCGATGGCCTTGAGCGATATGGACAGGACGAAGAGGCTGACAGCCGTGAGGATCATGTTCTTCGGCATGATCTTCATACCAAAGGCGATCGCAGCAAGGGCCCCGACAAGGCTCAATATGCCCTGTCCGACATCGCTCCAGCTCATCTCGGAGAAGTCTTTGACCACACTAGCAAGCACCTTCAAGGCTATGGAGAGCACCATGATGTTGAAAGCGGTCTTGACGAAGCCTTTGGTGTCCTTGGCCAGAAGCTTCATAGCACCATACAGAATAACCAGAGCTCCGGCCACCCCGACGAGTCCGCGGAGGAGCTCGCTCCAGGAGAGTTCGCCGAGCTTCTTCACAGCAGATGCAAGGATCAATATGGCGATCGAGAGAAGGATCAGGGCAGCAGTGATTGCTATGAGTTTGGCATTGGAGGAGGCGAAATTTATCTTCTCCAGGATGAACATGGCTCCCATGAGTTCTGCGAACACCACTGTAATAGCTCCGAGAGCAGCAGCCAGCTTTGCAGAGTCGATCGATGCCAGTGCGATAAGCGAGAGGGTTAGGATGCCGACTGCGATGGCGATCCGGATAAGCGCGTCCGCTTTGATCTTGGTCTGCATTGCCTCGAGGGACCCGGTGAGAGCACCGAATGTCTCCTTGATGCTATCCATCACACCTTTGACGCCGGATTCCCCGAAGAGATTCCCGAAGATTCCACCGCCTTTGAGGAAGTTCCGGATGGAGAGGACAAGCGCTCCTAGGAATCCAACTTTGAACAGCTCCAGGATATTGTTGAAATTCCCGCTGGAAAATGCGTCTGCAAGACCTTCTCCGAATCCGCTCAAGAAGTCAGATATGGCATCCCTTATGGGACGCAGAGCATCTCCGACCCGTCCTAAGAGATCAAGCAAGCCGTCGAACACGTTGGAAATATTCTGGACGAACTTCTCCAATGGAGAGAGCTTCTGTCCGAACCTATCCGCACTGTCTCCAGCCTTGTTGAAGCCTCCGAACAAGTCTCCGATCAACCCTACGACAGCAGATATGAGTTTCACAGGTGCGGCAAGGATCTCTCCGAGCTTGTCGAAGAAGTGCTTGAGCTTGTTGCCCTGCTTGAGCCAAGTATCGATACCCGTGAAGAAGTCTCCGATAGACCCGGTGATGTTGAGAATCCCCCCACCACCGCTGCTGAGAGCCCCGATCAGATCTCCGATGACTCCGATGACGCCCTTTACCACCTGTGAGATGATCGAGAATATGGCGAATACGCCCCGGAAGGTGCGCTTGAGGTTCTCGGATGCTTCCCCTGTGAGCTTCAGCTTCTCCATGAAGTCTCGGAAAGCCACGGTCATATCTTTGAGTTGCCCACCGGTCTTTGCCGGGAATATATCGCGGAAGGCGTCCTTGATCGGCTTGATGACCGCCATGAGAGCCTCGAAGGCGTTCTTAAGTCCCTCGATCAGGATCTCGCGACCACCGAACGTTTTCCAGTCCGCCAACATCTGGTTGCGTGCCTCGGCGGAGGAGGTGATCATCCCTCCGACGACATTGTTAATACCAGTCCAGAGGACCTTCGCCTCTTCGAAGTTGCCGACGATGAGCTCGAACGTGTTCGCCCAACCTGACCCGGCCGACTCCTTGATGGTGTCCATCATCTGCGAGAAGGTCTTGACATCCTGTGCTGCAGCGGTAGCTCTGGCTCCGATGTCAGTAGTTGCATCAGAATATCGGCCGAGCGTGCTGGTAAGAGCTTCAGTGCTCAGCCATGCTTCGCCAAGGCTTTCGTTGAACCCTTTAGTAGCAGTGACTACTGTGCCGCCAAGCGTACGATATGTACCCTCTGCCGTCTTGGTCAGAGTTCCTGCGGCTACGGCACTCTCCAGAAGCTCTGTCTTGAACTCCTTGGTGGCCATATTCGCCAGCTCGATGGACTTCCAGTCCATGAGTTTGACAGAACCCTGTGACAACGACTGTGCGAAGTTGTACATGGCCCGCGAGGCTTCTTCAGCATTGGCTCCGGAGAGGGCCGCAACGTTGGCCACACCCTGGATAGCAGCTACCGACACGTCCAAGCTCAGCCCAGCGTTCGTGAACTTGCCAATGTTGCTGGTCATGTCCTTGAACGAATAGATCGTCTTGTCAGAATATGTGTTCAGTTCCTGGAGCTTCTGGTTCACAACATCCAGAGGCTCTCCGGACCCGGCCATGATGGTCTGGATCGAGCCCATCTTCAGCTCATACTCACTGAAGCCCTGCATGATCGGATCCAGTGCCAAAGATTTTGCCATCTGGAGGCCGGTGTCAATGACTTTGTTCGTGATGTTGGAGAGGGCGGTCAGAGCAATGGTCGACAGGGCGAGGAATGAAGCGGATATCTTGTCGATACCCCCCTGGATTGGCCCGAAGTCGACCCTCCCGAGCGACTCCTGAACACCGGCCAGACCGTCTCTGGCGCCTTTCATCTGGAGGCTCTGCTCGAGCTTTCCGAGGGTGCCTATCGTCTGGTTGGCTTCGCGCTCGAACTGGGCGTTGTCGAACTTCATGCTCACAATGCGACTGTCAACACTGCTCATGCTCGGGTCACCTCCCTCCATACTTCGTTGGCAATTCTGTCGAATATGGGTCTTAACGCAGGATTGATGTAGTCCCTGCCCTGCACGAAGCCGCCAGTTCCAGTCCCATGCCCGTACTGGATAAGAACGGCTACCGGGGTGCCTCGAACGATGTTCGTATTGGACCAGATGATCGAATATGAATTCGCATCCTGTTTGAGCTCGTAACGCCAGGAGCTGGCTGTCTTCCCACTATCCTTAGGTGTGGCAGATGCCAGCGCAACAACACCTTCTTGCCCATATCGGTTCAAGCACTTGTAGATCTCATCATGCGTGATCCTGTTCAGGAACTGCTTGGTCTGCTTGTACTCCCCTTTTGACTCCAGGATTATCATGGCGATCCTCCAGTTCTGGAAAGGACAAGGATATACAGCCCGTCAAACTCGCTCTTAGTCAAACGTGTCTTGGGTAATGCACTATAGATTCCGTCGATGTTGGAGCTGGTCAGATCCCCTTGCCCCGAGACAAGCGAGGCAAGCCCGCCGAAGGAGTCAGGATTGATGATCTTAGGACTCCATCCGAGGACCAGCGATAGGAGTTCTTGCAGTGACGGAAGCCGTGGCCTGGTCCCTTGGAGTGATTCTCGGATATTGCCATCGATTACACCAGAATCAGATACAGTAGGGGACCCACCGTCTATAACGGCAGGGCCAGAAGTCCATGGGTCTCCTCCATCCAGGGAGCTTTCGTAGAAATTGTCTGTTCCGTAAAGGATGTCCTCCAGAGTTTTAAGCAGTTTTGGAGCGGCATAGCGAGAGTCCAGGATTATGTGCGCAGTTGGTCTTACGTCAACTGCTACTTCTCCGACGCTATAAAGTCCCCAGGAGAACAGGATAGGTTGTGAAAGATTGCTCCCATTTTGATAGTTCGTAACCGACTCTGTAGCCGTGAGGTTGTAGAGCAGATGGATCTGGTACTCACGGTCCGTCTCAGCGCCGATGGTGGTTCTGTAGGTCAAACCGAACACTTTGGACGACTGATCATCGTAATAGAAGCCCTCTGCAGCTTCGTCAACCCCTTCGAAGGAAAGGAACTCCTCCGGATAGGTGTACGCCTGTAGGGTTGCCGAGAACTCCCCGGAATCCCCTGCGTCCAAGTACTTCACCCCATCGAAGTAGTATGGTTGCGCAGTTTCATCCGAGAAGTTCTCGGCAACGGACACCAGACCATTCCATACGACGCCATCGTCGTAGAGGCCTGGTGAGCTTGGAAGGTAGAGGACGCCGTGGTCAAGACCAGTCTCATAGAGACGCTCTGAAACTTTGTCCCATTCGAGCTTGGTCATCGATCCTCCGTTACAGGTCGTCGATAATGGTCAATCCGCTACCGTTGAAGAGGTGGCTCGCCTGGTCAGGGCCTACGAACGAACCGTTGACCGGGTCATTGCCATAGCCGTGCTGCTGCTGGCACAGGCGGACCTCCTCATCGGTCTCAGACAGGTAGTTGCCGGTGAGAGGGAGGTCCTGACCCCCGGAGAGAGGATGCCCGTTGAGCCTCTGCTGGAGATACCAGACAGAGTCAGAATCCTTCTGACCGTACTTGAGCTTGCTGAGATAGACGGTCTTGCTTGTTGGAGTTGGATATCCTCCTCCGCTGCCACCGGAGGAGACATCGAACACCGGTTTCCGATCGTCAGAGTACCCATGCGGAGGAAGACGCTCCTCGTAGTGGGTGTGAGGGCCCGTACTTTTACCGGTAGACCCTACCTCGCCGATCTTCTGTCCCTCGATGACCTGCTGTCCAGTGCTCACGACAATCTTCGACAGATGGCTGTACGAATGCTGGATATCTCCGGTCATGATCTCGACACGATTTCCGTAGTCGCCATCGTAGCTGACCCTGCTGACCTTGCCAGACCGAGTGGCCACAACCATGGCTCCTTGAGCAGCCGGGTAGTCATTGCCTGTGTGGTAACCTGCGGCCCATGACCCGGGTTTCCCATAGGGAGTTCCGATGCTGGCGCCTGGTACTGGATTCGTCATACTCGCTTCCTTCCTCAGACATAAAGCGACTCATCATGCTTCTTGGACTTCCAGAGGACCAATTTCTCCCCTGTGTGCTTATCGGAGACGACAACCTTGGTGATCTCGCCAATGCCCCATGTGTCGATATGGACATCCCGATGGTTGAACTCCTCGCGCCACCATGGTTTTCCGGCAAGAATATCCGCAAGACCTGTGTACCACCAGTAGTTGATAGTGCCGATTGCAACGTTGTAGTCCCAGGTGACTCCAGTATAGGCGTCCCACTCCGTTGAATATGAGCAGTTTCCACCGATGTTGGCTCCTGTGGACTGGTTCCCGGAGTTGACTGCAATGTTTCCACCATCAACATGCTGGTAGGTGCGCCCGGATGGGCAATCCCTTAGGCCTCGGTAAGTTCCGGCAATGTGTGGGTTGAACTGCCCCGTTCCAGAGCCGTAACCCCAGATCATGATGTTCCAGCTTGTAATATAACCATTCACAGGCATCGGGAATGTAGGACCGGCAAGTGTTCGCGCCGTGCAGCTTGTCCAGCCTCCAGAAGTGGTCGCGGCTGGACCATTCCAAGAACCGGTCGATGTCGGCCGTGCGGAGGTTGTGGCGCTAACCGTGTCTGTCTTGATCACCGTCGTTCCGCGCTTGGCGGTAAGGGTGTAAGAATATGCGGTTGACGCCGTCAACCCGGTATCGGATTTGCTGGTTCCTGCCCCGGTGTAAATAACTGTGGAACCGCGTTTGAGCTCGAAAGTGTCGACCGAACCATTCTTTGCTGCCCAGGTCAGGTTGATCTGTGAATATGACGCCACTGCCGCGGCAAGACCGAGATCCGCGTGGGCCAAGGTTGTTGCAGATACAGTGTCAGAATACTGCAGAATCCCGCCTAATGAGGCTTCGATCGTATAAGTGTAAGCCGTTGATGGCATCAGAAGAGTGTCTTGGAAGGTGAGGAGCGAACCACTGTAGATCTGTGTGCTGCCTCGCTTTACCACGTACGTGGCGCCTGTTGCAATGCTGTTCCAGGACAGGGTGATCTTGTCCCAGGAATTTACAACTGCTGTGATGTCGACCGGCACAGCTTTGGTGTAGTACTTCTTCCACTGGGTCCCATCCCAGACCCATGCATGATCGACGGATTTCATCCCGGTTGGCGACTTGATCGAGTATCCGCCAGAAATTACTTGTTTCCAGGTGGTCCCGGTCCAGACATACTTTGTCATCAGGTCCTCACTGGTACTGGCAATAAATATCGCCGGTCTTATAGTTGGTCCCTGTAGGAGGTGCTGCGGTGCCCTGATAGACATCAGGCGTCGTAGAGTCTACATATGCCGCATCGATTAGTGGAATCCACTGAGAAAGAGTAGTGTTATACCGCTCAACATACCCTGTTGTGGTATTACTGATGACTCGTCCGTCCCAGAGTTCTCCTGCTGGAATATTGTTACGTTCAGTAGTCGTCATTGGCGGTACCATGTTCCGCAATTCCAGCGAAACAGCCAAGGCTTGGCGTACAACCTGCGCAAAGTTGTATCCTTCGTCGACCGCAGGATATAGATCATAAGCCATAATTACTCCAATCGGTAGAGCCCGGGCAAGGCGGTCTCAACAAGTCTAGTTTCTGGAAGTGCGCCATGTAGTCCGTTCTGTAACGTGCGATAAAGATCACCCATGCCTGCAACTAGATCCGCAATGCCGGTGATCTCTTGCGGAATAATTATCAACGGACTCCAGTTATTAATTATGTTCACAAGTTTTGTAATGTTCGGGAGTCGGGCAAGCTCATCGCTTGAGCCGTACAAAATCGTCTCAATGACATCTAATATATCTGGATCTAACTTGGTCGAGTCCAGAATATAATGCGCTGTTGGGCGGACCTTCTGGAGAAGAATTGGTGACGCATCGATTTTCCAGGATGTCGTCTCAGTCGATGGCGAATCTGTTGAGGAGTTATGTGAACTCTGGGTCTTTGTTACATAGGCATTGTAGATGAGATGGATCTTATATCCAGCCTCATTCTTTGTGAACGTCCGATATGAAAGACCGAACAAACTCTTGGCTTGTCTTGTTAGAATTACCCCAGGAACGACAGGAACCTCGCCATAAGCTCGCAAGAGCTGCTCTGGGACGGAGAACGCTGTGAAGGTTGCTTGGTACGTCTTCGGATTGACTGTGTCTAGGTATTTGGCGCCATCGAAGAAATATGAAGCAATCTCGCCGCCTAGATGGGTCTCCTCAACACTGATCAGACCATTCCATACCCGTCCATCGCCATACTCTCCTTGGGAGACTTCCTTGTAGAAGACCCCTCTATCAACTCCGTACTCATAGCGGTGCTCGGTTGGTTTGTTCCAGACAAGGCGTGTCATCTCACCCCCTAGTTCCTAGTTGGGACCGCCTGGAGGCATTCAACTCGCGGTTCCGGGCTGCCAGTTCCCGTTTGCTCATCTTCTTCTGAGGAGCATTCTTGATGTTGAAGATCCGGATAAGGGTGAACAACCTGTTCAAGTGCCAGTGTTGGAACTCGATCGGGATGTTCAACGAGATCATCCAGTAATAGATCAGCTCAGCTGTGATAGTCTCACGGCTCCTGTTGGGCATTGTCTTCTCGCTGAACCATGTTGCTGTCATCTTCGCATCGATGTAGGCCGTGATGGCCTTGACATTCTCGTCAGACAGTCTTCCGAAGACATCCACAGGAGGGTTCTCGGTAAGAGTCATGCACTCGACGTAAGCCAGGATCTCATGGGTGGTCTTCTGCTCCTTCCCGAGGAAGGGCTTTTCAAAGATTGACTCCCATTTTGACAGGGAGACAAGAGAGTGCTCAAGATCTAGATGGACCTCTTCCAAGTAGAGGAAGGCGTTGGCCTCCTCGTTGTAGAACTCCATCTCTGGAACGATGATCTTGAGCACTCTCTGTTCTCCGATCTAGCTTGTCAGGTTGCCGAGAAGAACCAGTCATCATCGGTTACCGCCGGGAAGGTGTAACCGACTGCCGGGTGCGCCTCGACCACGGTGTCGACGGTAATTGGCGGGAGGGGTCCGGCCGCAACAACCTCGCCCAGGATGGTGTAGACGATCCCTACAGTGGCGGGGATCGTGATGACCTTGGTGGGGCCATCCATGGTCGGGGCGGTGACGACCGGCACCAGCGTCGGGGTTCCGAAGATGGCGAAGACAGCCTCAGGAGGGGGGAGCGAGGGGTCGACGCCGACGGAGCCGTACAACTGCTGCTCTAGGTTTGCCAGCTTGGTCGGGTCGACCTTGGTGGAGTCGATGGTGACCACAGAGGTCGGCTTATGACCTACGACGGAGACCGGCGTGGTACTGATCTCCCAGCTGAAGGTGATGGCCTCCGGGGAATCATTGACCGTGGCGTATGCCTTCTCCGTCGGGGCAGCCTTCGCACCGTAGATGAGGTGCAGCTTGTAACCATACTCATCGCCCTCGACATCATTGCCCAGCTTCGACCGGTAGGAGAGCCCGAACGTCGCGCGGGGCTGCTGCCCGATCGTAACGCCAGGCGTCGGCTCTGCAGTACCATCGCATGCTGCAAACTCGTCAGGGTAGGTGTAGGCCTCGATCGTCCCACCGAACTCCTCGGCTGAGATCAGGTTGAGGTACTTGATGTTGTCCGCGTAAAGAGGAGTTGCCTCGGCCCCGGTCGGGGACTCAGTGACTGTGGTCAGGCCATTCCAGGCGTAACCCTTGTCATAAGCACCCTGCGAGTTCTGCAGGTAGAGGACGCCACGGTCGACACCGGTCTCATAGAGACGCTCACCGACCTGGTCCCATGTGATAACAGCCATGGTTCTTCCTTCCTAGAAGAAAATGTTGAATACATCGTGATTTAGGTTGTCTGCCGTATAGAACCGGTCATAAAGACACATCGGGAGCCCAGAAATCTGTAGCGGCACCATGCTATCGGGATTCCTATCAATTACCGTTACTTGATAACGCTGTTTGTAACGGTACGGAAAATTTCCAGCAAACTTCGTGTTCGCGTTGTCCCGTTTGTAAACTATGCAGGGGTACTGCATCTCCAGATTGCTTGGTGGCTGGAAATATACATTCGAGCTCCCGAGTATGCTTTCCAGTAATTGCTGCAGGTCACGCCGTTGGCCCATTGTAAACACCTCCAAGGCGTAGGATGAGGCGGGGGTGTTGGACCTCGACATCAGTCACAGTCCATAGCACCCCCGCCCACCTGGCGTAACGGATGGCAAAGAAATGCTCTACAGCGTATTCATCGGCAACAATGCTTATGGAATTGGATACGGAGATGTCCGAGTTCAACTTGTCCACGTTCTCGAGCTTCCGGGCGTTCTTGATCAGATCGCCGTAATAGGAAACCTCGATAAGGGCCTCTTCCCAGACCCCGGGAGACGTCTCGACACTTACTCCATACCCTACTGCGCCATAGAATCTTGCCATTTTGACACCTCTATCACGAATCGCGGGTGAACTCCCAGTCGGTGTCCGTGTTGTGCTGGAAGTAGTAGCCGGCCTTGGGTGTGGCGACAACCTCAGTCGTTGCTCCAGCAGGAATCGGAGACTGCGGACCTGATGCCACCGAAACCCCGTCCTGGGTGTAGTCAGTGGTCGAGGTTGCCGGGATGGTGACGATACCAGTGGCTGGCACGAACGTCGGGATCATGGGAGTAGTCATGGTTCCGGCAGCTCGCGAGAACACCAGGGCAGTCTTGTACTTGGTGAGAGCGCCCGAGAGGCGGGTCTCATACAGGTACTTGTACTGGTTGTAGTCGATGTCGAAGTCGTCGAAGAACGAGATCGCACCGCCCTTATCAGCGCCAAGGGTGTAGTCCGACATGTTGACCAGGATGGCCAACAGATCTCCGCCATCGGTGGACTGGTCCTCCATGACCGGCACAGTGACGATATTGGACACCCGGAGGGCCGAGGCCAGCTCGGACTGGGTCGGGTAGAGGCGGCGACCCATCTTGTCCTTGACCAGGAGCAGGTCGGTGAGCATACCCTCGGTGCAGTACATCGTCGGGTTGCCGGTGCCGCGGTAAGCGGGGCGAGCCCGGACGATGGCCTCGACCAAGGCGTCGCCCGTGGTGTTGGCAGGAATGACGACCTTGTGCGCGTAGAAGTCATCGTCGTGAGCGATCGGGCGGATGTACGTCTCGATGATCTTGTCCTCGTCATCGATTTCCCGGCCGTCACCGATGAGAACCGCGCGCGCGATCTCCTCGTCCAGCATGACCCGCATCTCGGCCTTCAGCCATGCCACCACATCCAGATCGGTGATGTCGATGATGTCATCGCGGTCCAGCTTCTGCTTCTTGTAGATCGTGGTGGGCGTGGTGATCCGCTTCGACAGGGCGAAGAACTCTTCCTTCTTCATCGTCGCCTTGACGTAGCCCTTGGCCCTGGCCTCATCATGGGTGATGTCTGCCGACATCGACTTGATGCGGGAGAACGGCGACTTCCGCGCACCGTTGATGACTCCGGTCACCCACTCCATCCGCCGGCTGATGAACTCGGGAGAGTCCATGACATTCTTGGCGTCCGGGAAGAGGTAGTCGATGTTCTCAATGCCGTAGGTAACGGCGTGGGCGAGAAACGCCTCCTTGAAGGAACCCCGCTTCTTCGCATCTTCGACGATGGACTGGAGCTGGTCGTGGGTGAGGTGCGGGCGACCATCGGCGTTGGTCTTGGCGCCGTTCTGATCAAAGACATTACGTGTCATGTCGGTACCT